TGGCATATGAAATGGTCATGCCCTATCATCTTCATATGCCATCTTATTTTTTAGAGACATTTACTGAATATCCCTATATAAAATAAAAAGAAGCGGTATTCTACCGCTTCTTGAGCCGAAACCGGGAATCTAACAAATTATTTATAATCAACCGATTAAGCGTTATTTTTTGCCATTGGTATCACACGGTAAAAATATTCAACTCGTTTCTGAGCCCTATAGAGGGCTTTTTTTATGTTTTTGTGATACCGACAAATTCCGTTTTTAAGTTAAAAAATCCACCTATTTTTAACAAGATTGTATAGCGTATCATATTACTTTTTCATACAGTTTACCATTGATTGTTAGATAGGAGTTAAAACATAATGTTTTGCTTAGAATATTAGATTAATGACGTTATTCTATAATTTCTCCCAAATCAATATCAACGATAATTTTTTCATCTGTAGTGGTATTGTCATAAAATATAATTTTTAACGAAATGACCATTTTATTTCCACTAGTAGATATGTTTGTATAATTGAGTTTAGAAGGCTTTTTATATTTATGATTGATATAGCTATGTAGATTTATATCTGTTCTTCCTTTGTCAAGGTCAAATATTGACATACCGTCATAAGAAGTCCTCCCGTCATCCCAATCGACTAGCACATATTTTCTTCCCAAAATAGCGTCAGGACTACCAAACCCAGCTAGATGTATATGGTTATTTTCTTCTATTATATTTCCGCTCTTGTCAATAATAAAATATCCGTTATTTTTCCCTATTATAATAGAATCCCCATATCTTATAGCTGCATTTTCGTAATCGTAATTATATGCTCCGTCATTACATATATATTTAGTAGATATAAGATCCCCATTCAGATTATAAATGGCAATACACTCGGCTGAGCATTTTAACATCATTGAAATATTAACAAAACCAGACCATTTACACAATAATAAATTATCATTGTCAAAAAAAGGATATCCTGAAGATGGCTCAAAAGCTACTGTTTTGTATTCTCCATATCCTAAATATATATCTACTGGATCAGGAATTATCATATCTTTCTCCCATATAATCTTATTATCACTTCTTCTTTCTTTTACCAGCCGCTTTTTAGATTCATTATTTATTGATGCATAATATATATGCGTTGAATCTTGGGCTAATAATTTCCATTCATTAGTTGTTAAATAATCATCTACGGGAATGTTATCTTCGTTATTACTACAACTGGATATTACTCCAATAAGTAATAAAGATATTAGCAATACTTTTTCCATAATATCTATTTTTTATTAAGACTAATCGTCTTATGAATATTATTCTTTTCTGGCTCTATTTTATTGCATGTAATTAGATTTAACTCAACTCCGAAAAGAAGTCTTTCTAATCTATCATGTTGGTTGTTCATCTTAATGGCAATGTCTTCTAATTTGTGTATTATATCATTGTTCATATCTAAGGTTTTTAATCTCCTTAAAAAACATGATAAGATGTTCATTTGTTTAGCTTACATTTGGTTTTTGTAACTGTTCTTTCAATTCGGTGTTTTCATTTTTAAGCACTTCGATAACATTTAGTAAGTCATCCATACGTGTTTGGTATGTTTCTATTACTTTTATAAGGACTTCGATGGTCCTTTTGCTGTCTATTTGTTCTCCATGTAAATCTATGTTAATATTTTTTGTTTCAATTTGATGTGGTGCGGATGTTTTATTAGTTTTTGATTCTGAATCGGATGATGCTGGCTCAGATTTAAGCATCTCACCCTCTCCTGTAAGAATATAATTTGCATTAACATTGTATTTATTACAAAATTCGTATAAAACATTCATTGAAACCCCAACTCTGCCACATCTAATTTTAGACATTGTCCCTTTAGACAATGATTCCAAATTGTTCCATACTTGATAGTCACTGATTTTTAGAGAATCTATAACTTCTAAGAATCTACTTGTATAAACGTTAAAAGCATCCATATTATATAGATATTATTAGGTAGTATCATTAAAGGATACTATATTTGCGTTGTAACACTGCAACTGTTACTTACAAATGTTTAAACTTGCCTGGCATGGCGTTTAATATATCAAAAGAGGATTCGCGTTGGTTGCAGTAACGTGGGTTCTCTTTTTAAATTTTATATTTATGAATAAAGAGTCCAATTCAGATCTTTTGCAAAACATTTCCAAACTAAGCGATGGGAATGTAATAAAGTTCCTTTTAGGTGCTTCTGAGCAAGGTAAATTTCCTCCCGAAATCTCCGACTGTATTACTAAAGTCGTGGACTACATGAATGAAAACGAGGTTCGTGTAGATCCGGGCTTCCGTTACAGCTTGAATATATCTTTATTCCGTAAGGATAAGTATTGGATAAGGACTATCACAGACAGGGTAACAGGCGAGATATTATATGAAACCAAAACCCGTCAATGCTTTCCGGATAACCGTACTATCTATACGGAGTTGGAGTATGGCTTATTCGGGAGTAGTATCTATCATCCCAATTATACTATTCAGCGAAACAAACAATGATGCAATTGTTTGTGCAAACTCAATACATTTGTTAGCCTCTTCGGGGAAATCACTTTCTAGTTTTTTCCCCATTAGTTCAAGTTCCAAGCTCATTTTTTGAATATTAGCTTTCTTTATTTCATACGCAGCTTTGAATCCTCCGAATTGGGCTATCTCATATAGTTTGCAAGTAGGATATATATCACTACAATCCCAATATTGAGAAATATTTTCTTTTATTATGTATCCTTTTTCAAAGAAGTCCATAATCACCATTTCAAATTGTTTCCCATTAATTTTTAAATTGGGAACATCATTAGGAGTAAAACAGAATGTTTTTCTTTCATGGGCCGCCATATCAAGGATTGCTTTCATTATTTTATCCTTTTCCTTAGGAGTTATAGCCCCACAAAAGTTGCGTTCGTTTGAATGTTGAATGTCAATCATAGCACCTCCTTTTTTTATCGAGTAATTTTATCTTTCTTATATTCAGTATTTTATATATTGTGTTATTTAGAATAATGTATAAATAGCAAATAGTATCATAAAAAGATACTTTAATCTTTTGTAGTATCATTAATTGATACTACATTTGCAATGTGAAAACGAACTGAATACAGTTTTATTTCGCAACGGCAATAATTAATATACAAATATATGAATAAAATAGGAAGAACCAAAGAAATCCCACGGATAATCGTTCCACAAGGTGCACAGAAACACATCGCATCTCATTTCGGGGTTAGCGGTGAAACAGTACGCAGAGCATTAAAGTACATTATCAACACTGAACTTGCAGTAAGAATAAGGGAAGAGGCGATAAAGAATTATGGTGGTGCAGAATCCATTATCAGAGTGAAAATATAAATATTCAAGGGTTATGATGACAAGAACAGAAATGAATATGCTCACGGAAAGATTTGCAGAAGTGACGGGAAAACAGAATGATTCTGTAATGAATTCTGCTAGATGCGCAGAATATCTAGGAATATCTCAAGGAGCTTTAAGAAAACGCGTTCATGATGGTACTATCCCATATACTAAAAAGGGCAAACTGTTGTATTTCTCTAAACAAGATGTAAATAAATACTTATTAGATAAATAAAAAATGAGCAAAGCAACCGATTTTATAAATAATAAATGCTACCAGCTTGGTAATCCGGTAGAACCGTTGATTTTTAAAGCTGACGCGCTGGAAGCTATTAGTATTGCATGCAAGGAGATAGAAGAAAGAACTGTGATAGTGTACCGGCAGTTATGTCCTTGTTTTCAAAGGGGGAAATGTAAGCATTATCCTCACAACCAAAAACAAGGTAGTCAAATATGTGATATGGAATGTGATCGTATAAGTTATCTAAAGAAACAATTGGCTTGTATTTCAGCAGACAAATAAATATATCCCCTCCCGTAAGATTCGGGGTAACAACCGGTTTAAGCCGTTGAGGGGAACTGTTCAAAGTTCTTTCACACATTGTAAATGTTTATATGGTGTAACTCATAAGCCATATAATGCAGACAAACGGACTGATTATAGGAGTCAATACCAGCAGGGATGCCGTGACGTATTGAGGGTCTATAATAATTGATTGAACATACTTTCGGTGCACCGATTTGTCCTTAGTGCATTAAGTAAACTTGGTTGGGCACAAGTACCGCCGGAAGGTCTAATATATCCCCTCCCGTAAGATTCGGGGTAACAACCGGTTTAAGCCGTTGAGGGGAACAATATAAAAATGCATATTATGAAAACAGCTAATTTTATCCTGTCTATATTTGCCGCACTATGCTCCTTAGGAATGATTTATGGTGCGATAGTTACGGAAAGCCCTATAAAATCCGTATCGGTGATTATATTTTCCATTATCTCATTATTGTGTGTGATATTGGTGGTAATGACATACAGAGAGTTAAAGGAATATGAATGATTTTTTCATCTAGTTTTTTTGTTATTTTCATAAAGTTAATGTTGTCTGTCCGTGCCGGTATGTGAATATAGGTACGGAATTTCACCGTCCATGGTTGGTACTGTCTAAGGTAATAAACATAAATAATTATCTGTTCTAATCTCTACTTTCATTTAACGGATAGTATGGCGGTCCGATTCCGCTGACGGTGGCTGTAAGTTATCATAAGTGATAGATTAAGTCGTTTAGGTTTTGCTCCTGTAGTCTGTGAAGATAGCAGGAGTTTTTTAATTGGAAACAAGTTAAGTTATCATGAATAAAGATATTATAAAAATGAAAGCCAAGGAGTATGCGGATGGTATACGAGGGCTTACCCATAAAAAGACAGCATCAGTGGATTTTGAGAAAGGTGCTCAATTTGTTTTGGAATCCATGAAATGGAGGAATGCAGAAAAAGATCCTCCACCATTGGACACAAGAGTGCTTGTGAAGAGTTCCGGGAAATTTGTGAATACCGGGATGTTGGTATTCGATAGTGAGCATAAGAAGAATATTTGGATATGTGGAAATACTAACCGGGCATGGGACATTGATTTTTGGAAACCATTGCCGCAATAATATAAATATCATGGAAAAGAAATATCAAATAACAAGTTACCAGCTTGTGTATGCCAGCGGTGGCAGGGATACTGTAAAATTGTTCATGCCTGTTATGGTGGATGATTTGGAAAAATACCGTAACAGTATCCGTGCGACACATGAATGTATCGGTGTAAATCTTACTTATACCGAACTGCCATGAATCCATACATAGTTCAAGGAGTAACGCTTGTGTTTTATGACGGTGAACGTGAGGAACTGTCTGTATTGGATAGTAAGATTACTGACAGACCTCCCAAACTTCTTAAAGAACAGATTCTTGACGGATTTTCCAAGATGGAGAATCCTCCGGTTAAAGTTGAACTTAAAATAAAATGGTTATGAAGAAAGGTGATAAAGTACGTGAGATAGGTGATACGTTGACAGGTACAATAGTTTATATCGCTAACGGATATGCTGATGTCAAATATCCTAATATGAAAGGTGTATGCTCATTGCCGATCCAATTTCTTGAAAAGGTATGAGAACTATAAGCCAGATAAGCGATGAATTGGAAAAGCTTTATTCAGAGCTTGATATAGTCCAGTCAATGAGTGAGAAATCGGTAAGGCTCACATTCAATGCTGAATGTAAGGGCAAGTATATATCCTTGCTTAATGAAGAAATCGATTCTCTAGAAAACGAACTTGAAGAAGTGGAAAGATATCATGGCAGGAAGCGGAACTTTGTAAGGACTGCGGACCTGCCTTTTTTGTGTTGGTAAAAGCGAACATTTTAAAATTTAAATATTATGCCTATAGTTAAGAAAAATGATGTTTTACCGGAGCGTCCTGTAATTATTGTATTATATGGAGTACCCGGAAGTGGGAAAACCTCAGTAGCTACAACAGCGGATAATCCTTTATTGATAGATTGCGACAGGGGGGCAGACCGCGCAGTACAACGTTGTGATACCATAATGGCTAAATGTTGGAAAGATATTGATTCAGAACGTGAATCTATGAAAGATTACAAAACAATAGTTGTCGATACAGCCAAATCAATGATAGACGATTATCTGAGTCAATATGCTATTGACAATAATTATAAATTGAAAACAAATACTTTAAAACGGTTCGGGCAGATGGGCGAGGACTTTAAAGAGTTCGTCAACTTTCTTCGCTCGAATGGTTCTGACATTGTTTTTATATGCCATGACAAGGAAACGGCAGACGGTGATGTGATAAAGCACTCTCCGGATTGTACAGGGCAATCAAAAGACCTGCTTGTTAGGATAGCTGACCAAGTTGGATATGTATTCATACAAAATGGGAAACGTTCTATTTCATTTGCACCGTTGGATAATTTTGTAGGCAAAAATGTAGCAGGACTTGGAACTGTGGTAATACCTGATTATGGAACAACCGAGTTTGATACATGTATGTCTGACATTATATCGAAAGTGAAGATATCGATTCAAGGAAAAGGAGAAGCGCAAGCAAAAGCTAACGAACAGCTTGCGGCAATACGTGAACAGCTTGCCGCCGCAATGACCGATGAAGATATTCTTGCCTTGATGGAGGCTACAAAGCTATTACCTAAAATTATGCGAGTACCCTTCTTTTCTGAGATGCAGAAGAGTCTTGCAGCAAAAGGATTCACTTTCGATCAAGATAAAAAGTTATTCGTGAAAGTATGATACCGCTAATTCGCGTAACAATTTTAGAAGCATTCCGAAAGTACATAGAGCAAAGCGATTATGCCAACTACGAGATAACCGAGCAATCGGTTATTGACAGTATAACAGGTGTATTTGAAGGCAATTCATATACAAAAATCGGAACCGCTTTCCATAAAATCGTAGAAGAAGGTACACCGCAATGCGAGAAAGTAGATGCAGGCGAGCGTACCTTCCTCTATTATGGAAAAGAACAGAAAGAGCCTGTTCCTTGTGGTAGATCCTTTGACATTGAAGGTGATAAAGTGATTATGGATATTGCACAATGCAAAACCGCGCTTTCCTATCGTAACGAATACCCGAATGCTTTTCATGAGATAAGACTGTATAAGGATTTTGGAGATGCTATTATAACAGGATGTGCCGATATGGTGAATGGTGTGGAGATCAGGGACATTAAGACTAAATATTCTTATCCTACCGATGCCGATTACATCAATTCTTGCCAATGGCGATTTTATCTCCAGCTATTCAATTTAGACGTGTTTCACTTTGACTTGTTCATCTTTGAAGGATACGACAAAGATAAGCATGGATATGATGTCAGAGGACTTCCATTGAAACGCTATGAGCCTGCTATTACATGTTATCGTTATGATGGTATGGAGCAGGATAATATGAATCTATTACACTCTTTTTTAGAGTGGGTAGAATACAGAGATTTAACCAAGTATTTATTAAAAGAAAAAATAGAAAATTAATTATGGCAATTTTAAGTGGTTCTATCTGTCTCTCTGATATACCTCGTGAGCAGATGAAGAAAATTAAGTGTAAAGATGGAGTTGAAAGAATCTATGTGAATGTGGCTGTTATCGAGCGCAGAGAGAAATCCCAGTTCGGGCATACGCATTTCATCACTTGTTCTCCTAAAAGAGAGGAGCGCATTGAAGGGAAGTCATATATTTTGGGAAACCTCAAAGAGTTTGTACCTCAGAATACATCACCCACCCCAGAGGATATAAATAGTGCTCCGAGTGTGTCGGATGATGATGACCAATTACCATTTTAGCCTATGAAAGAGAAAATTTGTTTCAAGTGTGGAATATTGAAGCCTTTATCAGAGTTTTACTCTCATCCACAAATGGGTGATGGTCATTTAAACAAGTGCAAAGAATGTACTAAAAAAGACGCATCTGAAAGATACTCTGAAAAATCAAAGGATGAATCTTGGTTGGAGAGAGAACGTGCAAGAGGACGGGAAAAGTTCAAAAGACTTGGTTATAAAGGTAGATTTAAAAGCCCAACGAAAATATGTATAGAAGGAAAGAGCATATCAATGAAACTTCGTTTAAGGGGCTATGATACAAAAGGGAAAGAAGCTCATCATTGGAATTACAACCTTCCTAATTCAGTGTTTCTTTTAAGCAGAAAGGCGCACAAATGTATTCATAAGTACATATCAGTGAACTATTCTGATAAATTTTGCTACACACTTGACGGAGTTATAATTGATACAATAGAGAAAGCAAAAAATCTTTTCAGACATTGGCTTGAAATTAATAACATTAACGAGGAGCTTAATCTTATAACAATCAAGCCAATCAATAAGAAAGTCAATAATTAGCCTATGAAGTACGATGGCTCTAATCCTCTCCACGTCCAGCAGGCAAGAGCGAAGCTGGAGAAGTTGATAAAGGAACAGAAGGTGTTTGAATTGACGGAAAAGAAACCCCAAAGGTCATTGAGCCAGAACAAGTATCTCCATATATGCCTTGCTTATTTCGGTTGCCAAATCGGTGAAACGATGGAATATGTAAAGCGGAACTATTACAAGATTCTCTGCAACAAAGACACTTTCGTCCGTGAGAGAGAAGACAAGTTTTTGGGTCGGATAAAGTATCTACGAAGTTCTTCTGATCTTGACAGCGCGGAGATGAGCCTAACTATTGAGCGGTTTCGGAATTTTTCGAGTGCCCAATGTGGTATATATATCCCATCTCCAGACGAAGAACGTTTGATTCAGTTGATGGAGATAGAGGTCGAACAAAACAAATTTCATATCTGAAACAATGATTATACGAATTAGTGCCTTTATCATTATGGTAATATCTTTCTTGATATTGTTTTATAAGAAGGACAGTGATAATTATACGGCTATCCTGTTACAAATAATAGTATGGCTGATGTTGATATATGCTGAACTTTGCGATATAGAATCGCTCCTTTAGGTTATTATCATGAAACTTACTTTGACAAAACAAGAAGTGCTTCTCATCCAGTTACTTCTTCATATTTATAAAAACGAGTTGCCCGATGACGGAACAGAGAAGCATGGACGTTTTGTCGGGAAGCTGTACAAGAAAATCAAAAGACAAGTTATTAATCAATTAAAATAATATGAAAATTACAATCAACAAACCAACAGAATTTGAAGCGGTCTACTTAGAAGTGGATGCAGGTGTACGCTATTGGAATGACGGATACATCAACGGTATGGAGGATACCGATTGTGAAGAAACGGACGGAAGCCCCCAAATGCCTTGTGCCGAATATATGGGAGAACAACACATGGTGCTGCGTGGTAATAACTGGCGTTGGCGGCCACTGATAGATATTGAAACAGGACGAATCGTCAACTGGTCCCAAGGAACAACTGCCAATGTTCACTATAAAGTGTGCGATGATTTTTATTGTGATATTCTTGATGGAAACAAAAATGTTATCACCTCTTATGACGGCTATGTACCTAAGATTATGTGTCCGGCAGATGAAGGATATGGCGACTACATCATTATGAATATTGACGAGAATGGATTTATTCAAGGATGGGAAAAAGAATTGATTAGTAGAATTATAAAAGAGTATGAGGATTAAATGAAAGCATTATTTAAAATGGACTTCGATTGCGGAAGAATGGGCAATCTTGAAGGAGTATTTATTGCAGACACAGAAGATGTCGAATACTTAGTGAATAACAAAATCAGTGTTTACTTCGGTGAAGTACTTGGCAAACACTCTGAAATATCCGGGTGTGTGGCTGAAAGTGAAATCAAACAAATAACCACCGATGAAAATGTAATCAAGATAGTTGAAGAATATGGGCTCAACAGTGGGTATAATCCATTTGAATACACTCTTTGTACATCAGAAACGGAAGATATACCAGACAACGGAGTTGATTGGGATGATTGTACTATACAAGAATACATAGATTTTATGCGAAATGGTATAATACCCCAATATTACGAGGAAAGTCATAAAGAATGGTTAAACAACCAAAAAGAGGACTGATTATGGAAAGCAATATATCAAGAGATCATATTGCGCTTGAAGCAATGAAGTGCATAATGATGACAGCAAAACGCAGGAGAACTTTATGGAACAGAGTTATAACATTGTTTTTCCCATCCGAAGAAGAAAGTGTTATAAACTACAATCATGAAGGACAGGCTAAAGCAGCTTATCAGATAGCTGATGCAATGATTAAGGAACGTAACAAGACAAAGGAGGAATGATATGTATTACGAGGTAAAGTTAAAGGTGATGAAACCTAACAAGGACGGTCTTGAAAAAGAAGTAAAAGAACACTTCATTACAGACTGCTCACTTTTTGCAGAAGCGGAAGCCAAAGGGATCGAACAGTACGCATCCGATAATATGGAATCTGATGTCTTCTCCATTTCACGTTCAAACATCATTGAGATAATCAACGAAAAGACAGAAGACAAACCATTCTTCAAGGCTACCATTGTAGATACTCAGATTGATGAGAACGGCAATAAGAAAGAATTGAAATACTATAATTTGGTTTGCGCAAAGGATTTAAAGGAGGCAAACACTTTGATGGAACAACACCTTTCACAAGGTTTGTCTGATATGAGATTGGATGCGATTGTTAAAACCAAAATAATTGATTTGATTTAGTTATGGAAGAATTTATTTCAGATTGGTTCATTCCGATGGATTTCGGAAATGACCTTCCGGACGAAGAACCTAACGGTGAGGATAATTTTAGATTCATTTCTTTATAAACTTTATGCTTTCCCGGTCTGTGAAGATAGGGTGGGCAAACATGGGATAAAATGGTCATAGGGTGCTAAGACTAATGAATGGAAATTTCAAGTGTACATAGAAATGGAAGTCATCAAGACCGTAGCTGAGAGTAATACATTTGTTGAGTAGTTTAAAGATCATAGGATAGCCAATCTATGGACGAAAGCGAGAAATCAGACGATACTTGTGTAGGTTCGACTCCTGCTTATCCCTCATAAATGTGAGCCACACATAAATGGCATGGGTTAATAAATAATGGTTGTGCCCCGGAGAATACGCTTCGGGGCTTTTAATTGGAATGAAACATATAAGCAAAAAACAAAGTACAATAAACCGTAAACTTGCAAGGATAAAAAGGGATCTACCGCAGTATTGCTGTATTTGCCACAAATATACATCCACACCACAGTTGATGCACCTGTTACCTAGATCACTTTATCCTGAATACATTACGGAAGAATGGAACTTGCGAATTGGCTGTCCTGAATGCCATAGCAGGTATGACAATGACCGTAATTTCCGTAAACAGCAAAAGGGAATAGTAGAAACAATCCGTCAACACGATGAGCTGGCGGCAAATAGATATTTTGGATTATGATATACGATAAACAAATTATAAGGGGAAAAATCCCTTCAAAGTCGAATTGTTACAAGATAGTAGCATTATACGGGCACGGTTCTTTAGCAAAACAGAATGTACTTAAAAAGTATGAACAAACTTTCTACGCACAATGTGGATTAAGGGACAAGAATATAAAAGGTTTCTTTAAACTAACAGTGGATGTGTATCACGAAAATTTGCGTCCTGATCTTGATAATGCTTTCAAAATTTTACTTGACTGTCTACAAGGATGCAAGGCGATAAAGAACGATCGGCAATGTATGGAGATTAATGCACGAAAGCTGATTGATAAGCTTAATCCAAGGATAGAATTTATAATTGAGGAAGTTGAATTATAATACTAAACTTTTATGGAACAAAACGAATTAAACGAATGGCATAAGTTGTCAGAACAGATTATTGACTTCGTTGTCAATTGCAGCGATGATGTCAAACCATATATCATTGGGCAATTGGAAACCTTAACAGAACACCTAAAAGATTAAGCAATGACAAAGGATAGTTTTATCATATATAAATCTTTCTACAAACCTATATCAAGATTATCAGACAAACAGCTTGGGCGATTATTTCGTGCAATTTTCAAGTATCAACTTGGCGAGGAGGTTACGGTAGAGGAGGACATTGATATGGCATTGGGTTTTTTCATCAATCAATTTGAGATAGACGAAACTAAATACCATGGCATTGTCGAGAGAAACCGAAACAACGGGCGTAAAGGTGGTGCTCCTATAGGGAATTGCAATGCCAAATCAAAACAACCCAAACAACCCAGTGAGTTAAACTCAACCCAAACAACCCAAAACAAGCTTAATGAAAATGATAATGAAAATGATATAGATAAAGAATCTCCTAACGGAGATAAGAAAATAATTCCCAAAAACAAGGAAGTTGATTTGTCTTTTGTTTCGGAAGATTTTAAGGGCATATTCAAGGAATGGCTTGAATACAAGAGAGAAAGAAAAGAAAACTATAAATCGGAAAAATCCCTAAAAATGTGCTACAACCGATTGCTAACATTGAGTGGAAATGATTGCAATAAAGCAAGGCTTGTGGTTGAGCAGTCGATTGCAAGTAATTATGCGGGATTATTTGAATTAAAAAATTATGGAGCAAGACAAAATACAGACATCTACGAGCAGAAGCGAATTGATTCTGAGCGGAGAAAATCTAGACTCATGGCTGAGTTCGCAGAAGCGGATGCAAAATTCCTTGCAGAACAAGAAGCTAAACGAAAAGCAGTTGGCTCTACTGGAGAAATACCCAACACCATCCCGGATGGCGGTTGATTACAATCCTGATTTGCAAGGCAAACTGGCAAAATCAAATCTTACACTTGCGGATATTGCCTTGAATGATAACATACCTTCGCTTGCAAACATCCGTTCTGTGTATGGTGAAGACAACGCACTTAGGTGGCTGAAAGTACAGTTTGACAGCCTTAACGATTACGCCGAGCAGGGAAAGGGTATAACCGACAAACAACTGGATGAACTTTGTATTCTTGTCCTAGGTGAATACTATTGGATGAATTTGGCTGAAATATGCAACTTCATATCCAGATTCAAATTAGGGAAATATGGGCAATTTTATGGTTCTATTGGTCCGATGAAGATTTCATGCTCTCTTCTGGAGTATGTTAAGGAGCGTAGGATTGACATTGAGCGGCATGAGCGTGAACGATACAGGCTTCAACGTGAAAAAGAGATAGAGGAGCGTGGAAATAACAGAATCTCTTATGCTGAATATCAAGAGTTGAAACGCCGGGCTGAATCCGGAGATGAGGAAGCCAGAAAAATGCTGATGTCACCATGAGTATGGCAAAGAAAGTCAAATCGGAACTCGTATATGTCAAATGCCGGAATTGCAAGAATGCCTCGGACTTCGGGGATAATTCTGCGTATTGTAAGGCTAAAGGACATAGAGTGTGTGCCTGTGACAGATATGGGCAAATATGCAATAGTTTTTTAAAGAAGTAATTATGAAAGATATTGAACTATATAGAGATTCATTTCAAAATTTTCGTAGCTATCAATTACCTAAAGCACAATTGATTATAGCGGATGTACCTTATAATTTGGGTACTAATGCTTATGCAAGCAATCCTTCATGGTATAAAAATGGGGATAATAAAAACGGAGAGAG